GATTATTTGCGCCGCCTTCAGCATTTGGAAAATATACATTTGTTTGATCTGTTTGATCAAAAACATAAGTGTAACCTACTACCATTGATATTGCTGGTTTATACTCTCCGTTTAGCACATACTTGTTGCCGGAATCACCACCTTGTGGACCTGTAATAGTTACATTATACTTTACAGTTGCTATCTCTTTTGCAGCAATATTTCTAGGTAACGATTCGTCAGTGAGTACTTCAAATCCGCCTCTGTTTATAGTTCTGCCACTATAAACTCTTAAAGTATTTGTTTCTTTACTAAAAAATACCTCACCGCTAGAACCTGTAGCTCTATCTAAAAATTCTTTTGCTCTAGGAATTATCCTTATACGATCAACAATAGGTGATGCCATCTATATTCTCCATTCGATACTATTATTTATCGTATATTTAATCTAGTTGTCCTGTATATTCCCATAATATATTTTCTTGTTTAATAGTTTCTGTAAACTGATCAAATCTATAATTAGCACGATATATTCTTTCTACTCTATCATGTAATTCTTTAAGTTCTTGCTGTGCTTGATTTATACTAAAATCGTTTAGATATTTTGAACAAACTTCAGGTGAAAGTTGACCAGTTTGTATTAATATATAGCTCCACAATTGCCATCCTGCTGCTCCGGGATATGACGGAAAATCATAAAGTGTTGGCATTTTAGTTTTACACATTTCTCGAATCATTTTTGAAAATTCTGTTTCAATTGCACCGCTTGTAATGTATTTCCAAAATTCACTATCTGTGCGCCCGCCCATATAATGCGCTACAAGAAAATCTTTAAAATCGTCAAACATTTTGTTTACTCTTTTATTGTATGCTTTAATACATGCAGGATTTAAAGTTGTTTCTAAATCATCTTTTAAGTATTCAAATGCAAAGTATTTAAGTTGTACAATTGCACCATGAATTGAAGTAGCTTCTAAAGGTTCTGCAAAAGTACTACTAAGCCCAATAGTTAAACAATTCTTAACCCATGTATTTTCTAGTCTTCCAGTATCAAAAGTAAATGGATCTCTTAATGGTTCAATTTTTCTACCAAGAGTTTTCTCAATTTCATTTAACGCTTCGTCGTCACTTATAAAATCACTACAATATGTATAGCCGCAGCCTTTCCTTGTTTGTATAGAAGCTTGCCACATCCAACCGGCTGATAGCGCCTGAGCTTCTGTATAAGGATCTGGTTTTGTAGTGTCGTCGTACTGTAAGAAGAAGGGTATAGCTCTGTCAACAGGTAAATTTTCTTTATAACAAATCCATTTTGTTCCTAATTTATTAGCTAGTATTCGTCTAAATCCTGAACAATCTATATAGAAATCAGAGTCTATAATTATTTCATTATCTAATATCAGCTTGTCTATTCTTCCCTTTTCGTCTTGTGTTACTTCATTTATTACTGCATCAATTAATTCGACATTTTCGTAACGTGTGCAAACTTTTTGTAAGTAATCAGCTACTAGTCTTGCATCAAAATGCCATGCATGTGTCTGTTCTTCGTAAGTTCCTGTTCTTTTAAGTATAGGTGCTGTTCTAGCTTCCATCAAACACCCAAAATATGTACCTCTATGTAAATTTTGTTTATCGTTTACTGCTAAAAATGAAGTTACACTATCAGGTAAATTCAAAGCAGTCGGAGTTCCGTCTATCGGCGCAAAGTAATTATAATCCTTTACCCAATCTTTATGTAATATGCCATACTTAGGCATTGCGGCTGTCTTTTTTACAAAGTCTAATGGATCGATACCAAAGTCACCGTAAGTTCCTAATATAAAATCCATTAGTTCTCCAGTTACTCCTTCACCGGCTCCGAGTATTCCAATTTTACTCGACGCAACTATTTTAATTTTTGCATTTGAATTATGTGCTAAAAATAAAGCCGATATCCATCCTGCTGTTCCACCGCCGACTACTGTAATTTCCATAAATTATCCTTTATATAAATATGTATCTAAAAAATTAACTGGGTACTTTATTTATGGTAAATACTCTGCAAGGAGTTCATATGGAATTAAATTTTGAATATCTTTTTTCAACATATCTAACTACTTTAAAAAATCTTAATATCGACAATGATTCTTTAGAAGAGTATGCATACTTGCAAAGAGAAAAAGATAACGGTGTAGAAAAAAGTAACTGGAAGGGCTGGCAAAGCGATACTTTAGAAGAACAAAATTCTGAAGTTGAAAAGCTATGTTCTATAATAGAAGACGCATGTAATGAATTAAAAAATAACTTAGGATTTAAAAAACACTTAATTCCAAAAATAAACAATATATGGCTTAATATTAATTCTAACGGATCTTTTAATCGCCCGCATTTACATCCTGGTAGTATATTTTCTGGAACGTATTATATAAAAAAATCAGCGGAAGATGGAAATATAGTATTTACTACACCTTGTGTACAGCAACAATATCATATAGAAAAAGAGTTAATAGACCAGTTTAATCCTACAACATCAAGTGTATATAGTATTCCTACAGAACCCGGTACAATGATATTATTTCCGTCATGGGCAGAGCATTTTGTTGAACCGAACAACACAGATGTAGATAGAATTTCTATTGCGTTTAACGTAGCATTATTAGAGGATAACACATGAAAAATTTAGTGATCGCAGGCGGCGGCACTGCGGGCTGGTTTGCAGCATTGTATATGAAAAAAATATTTCCACAGTCTAATGTAACTGTAATACAAAATAAAGAAATAGGAATAATAGGTGTAGGCGAAGCAACAACACCAAAAATTTTAGATTTTTTAGATTCATTAGATATACACCCACTAGATATAATACCTCATATAAAGGGAGGAATAAAGAATGGAATCAATTTTGAAAATTGGAACGGTGACGGAAATCGATACATGCATGCGTTTGATGATAAACTAGTTGATTTTAAAATAGATAATATCTTTGACTCAAAATGTTTAGATTATTATCATAAACTTTTAATATCAAAGAATTTACCTTTTGACGAATATATATACCAAACAAAAATAGCATATCAAAATAAAGTAGATGTTTATAATACAGACTGGGCTCTACATTTTGATGCTGCTGAAATGGCTTCTTATTTAAATAAAATCGGAATTGAAAGAGGTATTAATGTCGTTGAAGATAAAATTATAGGTGTTGAATCGGATGATAGAAATTTTGTATCTATAATAAAATTAGAATCTAGTAAAGATTTAAATTGTGATTTTGTTTTTGACTGTACAGGATTTAGAAGAGAAATAATAGGAAAATTTTACAAAGAAGACTGGATTAGTTTTAGAGATTATATGCCTATGAAAAAAGGTATACATTTTTGGTTGCCACCTCAAGACGATGTAGAACCGTTTACTAGTGCTATTGCATTAAAATACGGATGGAGTTGGAAAATACCATTACAGCATAGAATAGGATCAGGTTATATATACGATTCAGATTATATTTCAGATGAAGAAGCATTACTCGAAGCAGAAGAATTTTATAATCAGAAATTAGATGTTAGAAGAACTATTCCATTTGATCCGGGAAGATTTAAAAATTTATGGGTTAAAAATTGTATTGCACTAGGTCTTGCTGGTAGTTTCTTAGAACCTTTAGAGTCAACTTCTATATGGCAAACTCTAAACCAATTAGAAGAGTTAAAACATTTCTTAAATGACCTTGACAAAGACACTCCTAGAGATTTATATAACGAAATGATTGGAAATAGTATCGAATATAAATCGTTATTTGTATACTTACATTATTTTACAAAAAGATCAGATACGTTGTTTTGGAAGGAATTTAAAGAAAAACATCCTGTACCAGAAAAATGGAAACATATTTTTGACAAACTCAAAACAGGAGATTTAAAATTTATGGATATCGGTAATATAAAAATTCCAGGACACTTTGGTATAACAAGTTATACACAAGTAGGACACGGTTTAGAATACATAGATTCTATTAATATGGATAATTATCAAAATATAAATCCTAGCATCGAAGAATATAAAAATCTTATAGACGAAAAAGATAAAACTATAGCAGTTAATCATACACAATTTTTAAAGTGGTTAGAAACTAGATGAACATACTAGGGGTTAACTTTAATTCACATTGTTCTGCTTGTCTAATAGTAGATAATGAATTAATATATTTTAATCAAGAAGAAAGACTATCTAGATTAAAAAACGATAGCGGTATTCCTTATCTTTGTCTAGAAGAAATAAAAAAAATAGAAACAAAAATAGATTTATTACTTGTAACAGGTTATAATTATAATATTAATAACGGTTTTTATTTGTTAAACTTTCTTAATAAAAGCGGTTTTAATATAGAAGAGTGGTACGGTTATTATAAATCACACCATTTAGTTCATGCTGCAAAGGCTGTAAACGATAGCGGCTTCGATGATGCTCTTGTGTTTGTACAAGATGGAAAAGGGTCATCGTATATGCTATCAAACGGTTATGAAAGTGTAGAAACTACTAGTATATATGAGTATTCAAAAGATAAGGGCTTTTGTTGTGTGTATAAAAATTTGTTTTCTCACTATCATACAGCAAAAAATTTAGAAATTGAAACAGATATATTTCCTATTGTAGATCACGAATATGAAAAGGCTTATGCGTTTCCAGCAAATGGCCTGTATAAAGATACAAAATTTAACATTACTAATCACTTCGATTTAGGATTATTATATACTATAACAGGGCAGTGTTGCGGATTTACTGATGATGGCGGCAAATTAATGGGACTTCAAAGTTACGGAACTATCGACAGCGAATTACCAGATGTACTCTTTGATGATTATAAAATTAACATGGACGTTTTTACACTAGATCACTTTAATATATATAATAACGAATTTAACTATGAAAAATATCCGTATCTAGCAACAGAACAAAAGAAGAAAAACTTTGCTTATAAAGTACAAAAATCGTTTGAAGAGAAACAACATAATTTAATATTAAAATATCTAAAGGAAACAGGAAAAAAGAATTTAGTAATGTCTGGAGGAACTGCATTAAATGTAGTAGGAAATGGTAAACTGTTATCTAAATTAGACTCTGATATTAATATTTTTATTGAACCTGTATGCGGCGATGAAGGTAATAGTATAGGAATTTGCAATCTGTATCTATTAGAAGACAACATAAAGACATCTTTCAATATTTACAATTGCGGAACAGATCCCCAATACAATTATAATTTACTTGATTTTGAATCTGAAAAAAAAGTTACTGATCAAGATATTGCTGAACTTATTGCCAAAGGCGCAATTGTATCGTATTTCCACGGAAAGGGAGAAGCTGGTCCTAGAGCATTAGGAAATAGAAGTTTATTATTTAATCCTAGTATAATAGATGGTAAAGATATAGTTAATACTGTAAAAGGAAGAGAAAGCTTTAGACCGTTTGCATGTAGTATACTTGAAGAACATGCAAAAAACTGGTTTGATTTTAAAGGTCAAAATTCTTCCCCTTATATGATGTTTGCCCTTGAGTGCAATAAAGATATAGAAAAAATAATTCCTAGTGTAATACATGTTGATGGAACTTGTAGAGTACAAACTGTAAATATAGAACAAAATAAAAATTATTATAATTTAATTAACGAGTTTTATAAAATTACAAATATTCCTTTACTTTTTAATACATCATTTAATCTAGCAGGCGATCCTATTGTGCATACAGTACAAGACGCATTAGAATCTATAAGAAATAGTAAAATAGAATATTTATATCTACCTGAAATTAACACCTTAATACATAGTGAGAACCTTTATGAAAACTAATTATATTATAATTGACGATTTTTACGATAACCCTTGGGAAATAAGACAACGTGCCTTAGAATTAGAATATAAAAAACTAGAAGGTTCTACATATCCTGGTTTAAATTCTTTAGGATTTTTATACAATAATGAAATGCATAAAAATATCGAAGGTATCTTAAATACAAAATTAGAAAATCCAAGAGACATGCAAGCTGGGTATTTTCGTATTTCTCACGAAGATGCAGATGCTGCACAAGATATACATATAGATCCAGACTTTGACTACGGAGGTGTATTGTTTTTAAATCCGCCTAATCAATGTACAAATAATGCTGGCACTAGTTTTTATACACACAAAATATTAGGAATCGATAAAGGACCAAAAAATTTAGAAGAAGTTAAACAACTAGGATTTCCAGGTTATGAAAATTTCGTAAACGAAATGATTTATGGCGATTGTCTTGATAGATCAAAATGGGAACGATATTGCAGAATACCTTACAAATTTAATAGACTGGTATTATTTGATAGCCATTTATGGCATAGTCATGGAGTTAATTTTGGAAATAATTTACAAAATTCTAGATTAGTACAATTATTTTTTTATAAAAGGTTAAAAAATGATACAAGTATATGATGATTTTTTAGACGAAAATATTTTTAAAAATATACAACATGAAGTAATGTTTGATGATATTCCCTGGTTTTATAATAATGGAGTTTTAGGAACCCATAAAGAAAATTTACGAGATTATCAACTTACGCATACACTTTTTGTAGATCAAAGAATTACATCAAAATATTTTGAAGTGTTTGAACCTCTATTATTTAAAATAAAACCTTTAGCAATTATTAAAATAAAATTAAATTTAAATTCATATAGCGGCGAAACTATACACGAGCACGGATATCATTCAGATTATGAAGGTACTAGAGATGAAATAATGTCTACTGGTATTTTTTATTTAAATGATAATAACGGATATACAATATTTGAAGAGTCGAAAGAAAAAGTATTATCTAAATCAAATAGATTCCTAGAATTTCCAACTACAAAAAAACATAGCGGAAGCACAAGTACAGATACAAAAAATAGAATTGTTTTAAATTTAAATTATATAAAGTAAATTAATATACCCACGAAACATAACTATATCTAGTTCCTTTTGTTACTGGTTCTACTTTGTGAGGATACATAAAGTTACTAGGAAAAATTAAAACGGCACCTGGAGGAATATCTATTACTGTATCCCACATAACAAACTCGCCACCTTCGTAATCATTATTTAACCCGCCTACTATACTTAAAATTGGTATTCCGTTTATACCAGGCCCAAAAAGATCATGTATATGATCACAATGTAACTTCATTTTTTTCTTTTCACTATACCGATTAAATCTTAACGGACTGTATCCACGCCATCCTGCAAACCATTCACAATCTAAATCATTAATAATATAATTTTCTAAAGCTTTGTAAAGTTTATCTTGTATTGTTTGTTTTTCTTTTATATCACTCCAAGACATTTGTAAATCATCTACAAACGCAACTCTTTCTTGTGTTGTATTATTATTAAAATAATGATCTTCCCATAGCTCATCATTTTTCAAACTTTTTACTGTATTATTACAAGTATCTTCATCAATAATATTTTCATAAACTTTTATATATTTGTCAATTGTATCGTTAATCATAAGTTTAACTCCGATAAAAAGAATTCGCTTCCGATTGAACCTTTTATAAATGTATTAAATGATAAACTCATTCTCGATTCTCTTTCTTGATCTTCTTGTACAACATCTACATAATGTAAAAGACTGCTTGGAAATAATACTAACATTCCCGTGCTTACAGGAAAATACCATGAAGATGCATTATGTATATTAAAATTAACTGGTTCTATTTGCAAAGAATCAAAATTTCCTTTATCAAACCATATACTATCTGTATCTGAATTTGCACTAACATAGTATACTCCACTTACGATACTGTTAGTATGGGCATGTTTATGATGCATTTCTCCTGGAAAAGTTTTATTACACCACGACTGTGTTATATGTAGCGATACTTGGTTATTAGGTTGATAAACTTCCTTAAAGTAAAACTGAACATGCTTGTCAATTTCATTACGCAAAGTAGAAAGTTCTTCTCTTTCTAGAAGGTACGAATCTATTGACCTGTGATTATACTTATTTTGTTGAAAATCTTGAGATTTTATAAAATTAAGTTCGTCTTGGGGTAATATGTAATCTAACCCTGTTGTATAAACAGGCGTTGGAAATAAATTATGTATTTTTGTATCTGCCATAAAATTATTTAGTTATATATGTATATTATAAATACTTTTATGAATGTAATTGATAATTTTTTAGACCAAAAAGAATTTCAACAAATACAAGATATTTGTTTAGGAGCAAACTTTCCATGGTTCTGTAATAGTAATATTGTTCGTCCTGAAAATAAAGATGAATTTCTTGATTTTTATAATTATCAATTTACGCATACTTTATATCGAGATTATTCTCCTTGTAGTAACTATTTTAATGATATTTGTGATCCTTTGTTTTTCAAGATTAATCCTGCATCAATTATGAGAGTAAAAGCAAATCTTATACCGAGAGCAGATAAAAATGTAATACACGAATATCACGAAGACATTACAAATTTTAAAGGAAAGACTGCTATCTACTATGTAAACACTAATAATGGTAAGACATATTTTAAAGACCATCAATCTGTCGAGGCTGTAGAAAATAGATTAGTAATATTTGATAGTAATCTATTACATACAGGCAGTACGTGTACAGATCAGCGCACTCGAGTTGTTTTAAATTTAAATTATTTCGAATGGAATAATTAATTAAACAAATCTAGGTCCTCTTACCCAAATAACTATTGATTTTCGAACACCTTTTGTTACAGGTGCAACTCTATGCATTACAAAAGACGGAAATAAGATACATTGTCCTTTTGCACAAGGTACTATGTCATTCTTTGGATCTGAAGTTCTTCCCATCATAAACTCGCCACCTTCAAAATCGACACCGGGTTCGTTTAATAATAATGTTAATGATAATTTACGTTGATGAGGATCTAGTTGCTGAGGACCTGTTTCTAAATCAATATGCCAGTCATATGTGCCTTTGTCTTCAGCATGATATTCTGTATATTGAAATGCTTCGTATCCATTTAAATCAAAGTTATAAAAATCTTCATTTACAGCTTCAATTATATTATTTAATCTTTGGAATATAAAATTATTATCTTCGTTCGGAAACTGCCATCCAAGTTTAGATCTTCTAACGTCTTCTAATTTTCTTCCGTCCTGTTTAGCTGGATCATTATCTCTGTTTCCAACTTTTCCATCTTCAAGCTTTTGTGATGCCATTAGTACTTGAATTTTTTCTAATTCTTCGTTAGAAAAAGACTCCATCCAATAACAGTATGGAGAAAAATGTTGTGATCGTTGTATGGGGTTGTTTATTAGTCTTTTAAATCTGCCAGACATCCTCTAAATCCTTTTTTTTAATACTAGTAGTAATTATCGTTTTATACTTACATGTATTATTAAACTGGATTTAGAGGACTAGATTTTTATAGTTCAGCTTGACCTTCAGGATCAGCTAAAGGTGTAAATGGTTGCCATTCGCCTGTACTATCATTCCATGCAAACTTTTCATCTCCTGATTCAGCTGATGCCGGCACAGGTTGTGTAATAGTTGTTTGAACTGCATGCGGAGTTATAATACTATCGTGGCTTACCCAGTTAGTAGATACTTCGTCCCATAAATGATCGTTGCCATCTGTAGGATATGCTACAGGAGGAACATGCACACCGAGAGCATCATCAAACACCCACGAAGCAAACCCGCCATCAGCTCTCCAGTTAGCTTTTAAAGTATTCTTTTTATCTACTACTTCAGCATCTGTCATTTCTCTTAGAACCCAGTCATCTGATGCACTAGTACGATCAGCACTTACACTATAAGCATGCTCGTTAGTTTGATACACTCCTTCAACTGGTCTTTCAGTTCTAGTAAAAGGAACAAATGTTTTACCTTCTTTAAAGCTATCTGGCGCTGCATCAAGGTTACTTTTCTCTATAGGATGATTTACAGCATTACCGTGTTCGTCTATTTCAATATATAATTCCATTATTATCTCCTATTATTGATCGCCGGTGTTAGTGCCAGGCCATGATCTTGGGATTGTAGTTCCCCAAATGATTCTTACTACGCCTCGACCACCGTCGCCTGAACAAGAAGGCCAACTTGTACCTGGACCGCCACCGCCGCCTCCGTACGCACCGCCTCGTATATTATTTGAACTTTCGCCAGTTCCGCCCCATGGATTCTGTCCATAGTAGCCTCTCTCGCCACTGGAGCCTCCTAATCCACCGCCGCCTTGTGGCGAACCTGATGTTGACCATGGAGTATACTGACCGTTACCGTTAGGTCCTTGTCCGTATATACCAGTGCCGCCTCCGGCGCCTGTACCGAATGTTGATGAGTAACTTCTGCCGCCAGCAGCTCCTCCAGAATATGGGTGCGGATATTCGTTTACGTTGCCACCGCGTCCTGTGTAGCCTCCGCCGCCTCCGCCGCCAGTCCAATCATTTGCACTGCCGCCTGCGCCGCCGCCGTCGCCGTTATATCCGCCGCCGCGGCTATTACTTCTCGGGCCGCCTGTTTGACCTTGTGCGGACCCGCCGCCATATCCGCAAACAGTATTAGTACTTTGGAAATAGCTATTACCACCATTTTGACCATTACCGCCACCGTAGCCGACAACAACTGTATAACTTCCACCTGGTGTTACAGGTATAGTATTTTTCCAACCTAAACCTGCTCCGGCGCCGCCCGGGTTAGCCCAACTGTTCTGTCCGCCACCGCCGCCACCGATAGCAAGCACGTTTACTTCGTAAACTGCTGAAGGTGCAACCCATGTATACGAACCTGGGTTCGTATAGTTTTGTTGTCCTGGCGAAATAGGCGGATTTGTTAGTGGTACCGGCAGCCATTCACTACCGTCGTAACCTTCAAAATTACCATCGCTTGTATTCCATCTTAGCATTCCTGCACTTGCGCCGCCGGGGCGTTGACCTGTTGTACCAGAAGCAACTTTTATATATCCGGTGTCATTTATTGTCGTATTCTTTAAACTAGCCATATTAATTTCTTCCTTTTAATGTTTCAACTTCAGCAGTAAGTTCTTTTACTGCTTCAATAAGATATGCAGTCAATTTAGTATATGTAATCCCATCTGCGGTTTCATCATCGTTGTATTTAACCACATTAGGAAGTATTTTAGCTACTTCTTCTGCAATCAAGCCAGGTTCTTCTATTGCACTGCCGTCTAATCTGTCGTATGTTACACCTACTAGTCTCTTAATAGAGTTTAGAGCGCCTTCGATAGGTCTTACATTTTCTTTATATGTTATACTTGATGTTTCAGTAATACTTGAAAATCGACCTGAACTTGCAGTTGATGATCCGACTGTAGTACCGTCAATTGCTCCGCCATTGATATCAACACTAGAACTTAATAGATTACCGCTAAATCTTGTTGCACTAATTGTGCCGTTACTTGGCGTAAAACTAAATTTACTATTACTGGTTGTAACTGCTGTAATAATTCCGCTTGTTGATGTAATTAAAGTTGGGTAATAAGTAGTTCCACTTGTTGTGTTATTACTTACTGATACGTTAGCAGCAGCCCAACTTAATGTTCCGCTACCGTTTGTTTTTAAAAAATATCCGTCAGTGACGCCGCTTGCAGGTAGTGTATAAGTTATATTCGAACCAACTGTTCCAGGTACAGCAAGTGCAACATAATTTGAACTATCTGAATCTGTTAGTCTTAGTTGACTGTTTGATTGTAACGAAACATGTGCATTAGATCGAACATCACCTGTACCATTTGGATCGAAAATAATATCATCGTTTGGCTCGATGGTTTGTAGTCTATTATTTTGAGCCGTAAATGTACCTAAAACCGGTCCACCTTGGATACTTGTACTAATTCTTCTTGGCATATTATTTTCCTTCTAAGCTGTTGATGTTTCGATTCCATACACCACAGCATTACAATCCGTACTGTTTGAAAAACATACAATTTTTTGTCCTGCTGATAGCACAAAACCTGTTCTTTCTAAAACACCATTACCGATTAGCTCTGTATCATATTCGACCCATTCTGCTGTAGTTGGGCTGTCTGTATCTGCTAGTGCTATTCTAATGTTTCTTGCTTGTGAATTTCGGTTAGTAAAGTTTACCGACACCACACTAAAATGATCTACCGGGACGGTGTATACAGTTGTATTAGTTGCTGCTGTTAGCGCATTTGCCCCTAGTTTTCCGTTTGCCATAAATTATCCTCTCTATTATCTTAACATGTAATTATATGCGAGTGGTAATCCTAATACACCACCTTGGAAATTAACCCTTGCTTTAATATTTATCAATTCTCCTGACACTGTTGTAATTGTGTTAGTAGCTATAAAAATATCGCCTGCTGTTACAGAGTTAACGTTAAGTGACGCACCACCGCCACCAATTTGTGCTTCAATATATGCTTTGATAGCACGTTGAGTTGGAACAACATTATCACTATTCGCTGTAAAGAACGGATCTGTTGAAAACTCGCTCACTGCTGCTGAGTTACCACCTAGTGTAACCTCGCCCAGTGTTAGTTCTTGTAGACCTGCAATGTTAAATGCTTCTGCATTCAATGTTGCAATACCAGTTGCTTGTTCAACACTGAACAAGTCACCAACTCTAAAGTTACCATCTTGGTCTGTAGCAGTAAAGAATACTCGTCCACCGTCTGCTGTAACTGTTTCGTTGTCTGGCTCTGGACTATTAACTGGTACGCCTGGATAATTAGTATCGACAAAATTGCCTGTACCTATATCTAGGAAGTCGTGTCCTGTAAGTCTAACTTGTGAGAATCTGATACGTATTGTAACTGGATCACCATGTGCAGGTGCATCCGGTATTTCCATATCTGGACTCAATTGTAGGAATGTTGTATAACTTCCGTCATTGCTGCCTAAGAAACTAACAGTATTAACTAATTTAAATATTGTATCTGGTAAACTATCAAATACTATGTTAGATCCCGGTACTGGTCTATTTGTTAACTGTCTTACTGCAACAAACAATCCAGTTTGGAAGAAGTCTGCATACCCATTACTTAAATCATCATTAACATCAGCATCAGCTGCTTCGAAGTTTGTTCCTCTTGCTTCAAATGATGGCTGAGCTAACGCACCCTTACCGACTCTTACTTCAAAAGTAGCGTCATTAATGTTTCCTGGGTCAGTTATTGTAATAGATGGTGCTGATGTGTAGTTACTGCCTGGTTCCCAAAGTTTTACTTCGAAAATTCTTTCACTAGCAACACTAACTCTACCTCTTGCTGTACAACCTATACGGAAGTCATGTACAAGATTTGATGTGCCATCGCCTGCTACTATAAATTTACCAGTTTGTCCAGGATTACCAAATGCTATTACACCTAACTGTGTACTACTTGCAAAAGTTGGTGTATATGTACTCCATGTTCTACCATTTTCTGAATAATATACTCTATTATTAGTACCTGCAGAAGTAGCAACAAATACACCATTACCATAAGTTATGCTGTCTATTGCTGCGGGCATTGCTATTGCTGTCCATGTTGCACCATTGTCTGTACTTAATGCTGAGTTTCCTGAGCCGTCGCAAACAATAACTTTATTCTTACCAGCGATAATTTTATTCCAGGTACTACTACTCGGTAATGTAGATGTTGTCCAGGTTTCGCCATCGTCATTTGAATAAGCAAAGTTAGCAGTTCCACTATAACATGTAAAGAAGTGTCCCATTCCAAACGCAATTGTATCAGGTCCTGATGTAACTGTTCCTCTACTTGACCATGTCTCACCACCGTCTACACTTGTATAAACTGCTGTATCATTATCACATAATCTCATAAAAATATTATTACCGTATGCAACATGACTTGCACCTGTGCCTGATGCCCAAGTACCTGTTGTCCAGGTTGTTCCGTCTTCACTATACGCATAATCCTGCGTATCGCCTACAACAATGTATGATGGTTCATACAGTGTAGATCCGTCATCAATTGATCCTGATGCCATTTTTGCATTAGATACGCCACTGATTCCTGCTGGAAATGCTCCACTACTCCATGTAACACCGTCAATACTAAATTCATATAAATTTGTACTTTGAGCGCCTGCAATAAATATACCTTTTTGAGCTAGTCCTTCGTAGTCAAACTCAACTACTTCGCCACTTGCTCCTACACTAGTTAGTGTAAGTGTAATATCATTTGCTGGAGTTGCTCCACCTACTGATGTACCAGCTATAGTTAATGTATCAAGTCTAGAATACCCACTACCGCCTGCATTTACTGTTACATAATATTTTGCACCTACTTTATCTATATCAAATGTTGCAAGTGTTCCGTCACCAGTTGTAGTTGATGCTATACCGATGTATTGTGTAGTAGTTGCATGATGTACTATCTGTCCCCAGTTTTTACTACTACTAAAGGCTCCTTGTGTAGCTGATTGTGGCGGAGCACTAAATGAAACATTTGGTTCAATTTGATAAGTTGAACTTGCGTTAGGCGCTGTAATATCTTTACCTTCTTGGAAGTTATCCCATCCTGCTGAACCATCTGATTCTTTAAGAACTGTTGCTACTTTAGTACCTGCATTATAAGTATCAATAATACCGAAGTTTCCTACTCCAGCACCACCTGTGATAATAAGTTTCATACCAGGATATGCTGTACTTAAATTACCGTCTGTTTGTGCTAGTGTAAGTTGTGTTGTACTACCTGCTTGTGCAGTGTTTTGTGCAATAGTAAATCCACTACCGCCTGCTAAATCTTCTTCAGCATCTGATACTTGTGTAATACGTACATTAAATACCGCATCATCTCTAAAGTCTTTTGTATCTTCAAATGTAAGTATTTCATTATCACCTGCGCCAAAGATATTAAGTTCTGCTTCAGTATATTCATTACCAGCATGACTATACTCCATAACAATTAAGCCGTCACCGTCACAGAACACATCACTAATTGTTGCATTATACTGGAACTTGTTATCTACAATTGCTGTTACTGGTGTTTCTTCTGCATCAACACCTTCTGCAACTGAGCCAAATGTACCATATGAGTTATTGCCGTTTGTAGCACGTACTCTACCACCACTTTCAGCTAGATAACCGATATGCGAGTAGTATGTGAATACAGACACAAGTTCTGCTCTACCGTTGTTAAGAATATGTGCGCCGATACCGTCACTAATAACCTGTGTAAAGTCATTACTAACAATCGAGTCATTACCACCGTCGTGTAACGCACCGTCAATCTTTTGTCCAGTCGCTGCATAACCAAATGTTGTACAGTTTTGTATATATGGAGAACGTGCAGTAATCCAAACTGCTTCATGTAATGGTCCCCAACCTGGGTCAAGCGATCCATATGCTCCTGCTGTAACTCTTCTTGTACCATATTCGTTTAGTGGTCCTAAGTCACCTTGTAGACCATCTAATGTCATTAATCGTAAACCTGTGCCATTACGTAAGTAGAAGAAATCTTCTTCTTGACAACCTATGATTGAATTAGCATAATAACGAGCTGCCAACTTTGTTTTATAGTTATTTGGCATTACAACTCTAATGTCATTTGTATAGTCTCTAACAAAGTTTACAGGATATAATAGATCATCTTTAACAGCATCTAAGTAAGCATTAACATCTCTCGAACATGTTGCTTGACTATATGTGTAATCTGCTTCTACTTTAAAACTACCTGCATTTGTTGATATTATAGTTAATGATCCATTTAAAGAATCGCTTATTGTAAATGTTGTACTAGAAATTATATTTGCAACATAATATGTTGTGTTTTCAAGTAGTCCTGAATTGCCAACTGCTAACTCCGAGTCTTCAAGATTTATAAATTCTAAAGGCATCCCCGGTAATAACCATGATGTATCAGCAACAGTTAGTGTATTGCCTACTGCGCTAGTTTCAGTAATTGTATCACTAAAATAATCAGCTACAAAAGCATGTACTTCTGCCTTAATAAAATCTTTATTAAGTTCAATTTGTCTTACTGCAAAGTGACTGTTAGGGTCAGCTGTAACTTTATTACTACCTTGATTTACTGTAGCATTAAAGATCATATCGTTTGCATACTGATATGCAAAGTCAATTGCTGCGTCAGCTGACGCTTCTGATGCATTAGCTTTTACTAGTTCTGCTGCATAAAGATTTGCTGCTAGAGTTGCTTCTGCTTGATCACCGTATACTTTAGCTGATGCAGTTCTCTTGTAAGAAATACCAGCAATTATCGAAGCCATATTTGAACCAAGTGCTGCGTCATATGCTGCTGCATATGCAATAAGTTGAATGTCTCTTTCGCATTTTGTTTGATTATATGTTAAGTTAGGGAAGTTTGTTGTAATAAATGTAATTACATTTGATTTAACTGTTGTTAAATTTCCTGCATTAATAATAGCTGCATGATCTGCTTGTAATCCTGCACTTGCTCCAGTAATATCAGGATAGTTAGTTGAAGGTATTGTACCTGTATCAATAATTCCTGTTATAACATCCATCAATGTTTCGATACTAGTACCTGCTGCTACACTGCCGCCGACTCCAGTATTCTGACTTGTTGCTGATTGTTCTGTAGGACTAACTGCAATACTTCTAGATATCGGAACAAGTATATCTTTGAGATAACCATATGCTGCAAGTGTTGCAGTTTTTTCTTCTGAATCTATTTGTAAAGCGCCGCCGGTACCTGAATAATATGCAGATCCTGCTGTAACACTTTGCCAATCACCGCCGTATGTTAAATCGTATGTTAATGCATCAAGAATATAACCAACATCTTGTTTACATTTTGTTTTACTATACTTTACAGCTGGATAATTATTTGTAATGTATGCTAATACTTCTGCATTAATAAAATCTTTATTAGCTTTAATAAGATCTCTTGCATATCCGTATTCTGAATCAAACCCAGATGGAAGAGGTAACACAGCTTCTATCTTAGTACCTAATCTAAAGTCTATATCTTTTTTGATTGTTCGAACTGCTTGAGTTGCTCCAGTACCTTGTACATCAATACCATATGGATACTCTCTACTTTGTGCAGTAGTGTTACCTGTAGTAGGAGTAACAGCAATACCTTGTACAACATCACTTATAACATCTTCTATTCTTTGAATTGCACGGAAACTGTAGTTGCTATCAAATATAGGTGTTAAAGTTGTATTTGATGCTTTTCTAGGTTGTACATTTGTTGAACGTAGTTCGTCACCGATAACGCAGCATTCTGCAGGAACTATAATAGGTAGCATTTCGTAGTATCTACCTGTAGACACTTTAACAAGTGTATTTCTAATTAATCTTGCTGGTAAGTTGTCTGCATTACCTGCTGTAATTGCATCTGTAACTATACCAACTAAGTTTGTGATTTCAGGAAGTACAGGTTCTGCAACAAGTGTTTCGTCAATAAATTGTTCAACAACTGCTGTTGAATTATCACCATTTGCAACTTGATAATTTACATCAGGTGCAGTATTTTGTAGTACTCTTTGTATTACTTCTAATCCATAATTTATTGATGCTACTGTTTCGGCTTCTTGACCTAAAGTATAAAATTCAGGAGCATTATTAACATATTCTAATGCAACTTTTCTACTTTCAACATTACCACCGTGTGTTAGATCCCAAACTACTGCATCAACAATGTAACCCATATCTCTTTCACATTTTGATTCAGCATACGTAAATCCATCAAATATTTCGCCGGTGCCTGCATTTGCAATCTGCCAGTCTGTCCATTCTACTATTTCTCTTTGAATAAAATATTTGTTTAATTCTAAAAGTCTTCTAGCATCAGGATTTTTTGCTCCTTTTTCAATTTGCTCACAGGCAAATTTAATGCTTCTAAATGGCTTATCTAAAGTACGTCCGTGTAATGGAGTAGGACCATCAGTACCATGTTCGGCTACGTAATAAACATCGTCTGCAACACCATAATATGTCCATTCAGGAAGATTGGAGTCAGATACTCTTAGTAACTGTCCTTCTTTACCTATCGGTAGTCTAGTAGGGCCTGAACCTGAATAATATACTAAATCACCATCAGTGTTAAGAACACTTGTTTCTGTACCGATAGCTAATACGTTCCAGTATGTTCCGCCTGTATCTTGATCTGGACGTGAATTTTGTGCTCCGCCGCCAGGCTGAATTGCAGTTTCTGTTGAATAGTCGTCGCCTTCAGAAATATGTCCGTTTATACAAACATATGAGTTATTTCCGTAACGAACAACATCACCTAATACATATTCTCTATCGTCTAACCATATACCTGTCCATTTTAAGCCAGTGGCAAGTTGTGACCAGTAATCTGTATCAGTAGGATCGTTTCCTGAACCTTTTTGTTTTGCAACATAAAGATATCCGCCTCTTGAAACTGTTTCGCCTGCATCGTATTCAACAGCTGAAGAATCATCATTGTATTCACCTAAGAATTTTATACCTTGTGTAAACAATGCCCAGTTTGTACCGTCATCTGTTTGAGGATCAGTGTTTTCATTAACAGTATTTGCAATATATTGATTGCCGCCGCTTCGTACAACATCACCTTGCTGATAAATTTTTTCAGGTATCCAAATGTCTTCAAATTGAAATCCTTGTACAAAACTAGTCCAGTTAGCAGCATCAGCACCAAAACTATCTGTTGAAGTATGAGCAGTAGAACATATATATAAACTTGCGCCGTAATTTACAACATCGTTTAATTTATATCTAGTAGGATTTGACCATGCATTTTTATATTCTATACCTGCATTAAAGGTATCCCAGTTTGCGCTATTAGCTTCTAATCCGCTATCGGCAGTTGCAGCAGATGTATGAAGTGCGTTACAAACATAAGTAACACCGCCATATTTAACTAAGTCGTTTACTCTATATCTAGTTGATGTAGTCCATTCACCTTTCCAGTCTAGACCTTCGGCATATACTGACCAGTTTGATAAATCATCTTCTAATCCGTCGTTTGCAGTTTCAGCAGATGTATGAACTGTATTACAAATATAAAGCCTTGCTCCATATTTTACAATGTCATCATATACATAATATGTATTTGTTGCCCACTCACCTTTATATGTTTGCCCATCACTAACTAAATTCCATTTAGATGGTGTTACATCTAAATCTATAAAAAAGTCATTAGCTGACGAGTGCCCAATTGTACAAATATACATTTTGCCGCCATAGGCCACAACGTCATCTTTGTAATATACTGTAGTAGTTGCCCAGTCATTTTTCCAAACAAATCTGATTCTACCTAACTTAAATTCTGCCATTTATCTTACTCCGTTGTAATATTTATCTTTTCTTTCATAATGCTTAATATTATGATCGATCTTCGTTAAAGAAGCTCTGTCTTAAAAACATTGTTTGTGCTAGCATGGATCCTTGTATTCCGTACCCTTCTCCACCATTAAAGTGTACTGGAACAGGTATAAACAATTCACCTTCTACTACATCTATTCTATTTGATTCGCTACCTATTAACACAACACCTGCTTGTAAATTATTTGTAGCAATCTCTGAACCACCTTGACTTAGTCTATTAGTAAAGAATGTTGCTATAGCTCGCTGTGTTGGAATAACATTATTAGAATCTTCTGTAAAGTTTACATCTGTACTAAATTCTCTAACAACTGTTCCTGAACCGCCTAGTCTTACGCCGCCTAGTGCAAGTTCACTCAAGCCGTCTAAGTTAAAGAATTCAGCACTAATAGTAACAATACCAGTTGCTTGCTCAACAGCAAACAATTCACCACCTCTAAAGTTACCATTTTGGTCTGTAGATGTATAAAATACTCTGCCGCCATCTACTTCAAATACTTCGTATTCTGGTGCAGCAACAAAGAAGTTACCATCTCTATAAATTGCAGGGTAGTTTGTTTCCTGAAAATTTCCTGTACCGATATCAAGGAAATCATGTCCACTAATACGACATTGAGAATATTGTGTTCTTATTTCGCATGTAGTGCCAGTTTGTAAACTGTCTTCAATTTGCAAACTCGGAGTGATTTGAAATCTTGCACGTTTTGTACCAGCATTTTGACCATCATCTCCTAAGTCAGTTATTGTTGACACAGTATAGATTTTTAAATCGCCTTCTTCCTCTGTATCAAGATCTTCGATAGTAGTAAATCTAAGCTGTGCTCCAGGTCCTGGAATTTCTGCTGGCACACCAATAAGTGTAACTAATGTTCCTTCTGGAACAATATCAGCAAATCCGTCTCCAGTAATAGTAACTCTTGTAGTAGATGTTCTATATCCTGTACCTCTATTTCTAAAAGTTGGCTGACCTAATACTCCATCGCCTAGGCGTAAATTATACAAAACTTCACTTGTATATGTATTATCAAAGATAGTTAATGTTGGATCGTTTTCACCTTCAACATATCCACTACCTGGATCCCATATTTCCATTGTAGCAAGCTGTGAACCATTTACTACTGCTCTAAACTTAGCTTGTGCGCCTGTTCTAATTTTGTGCCAACCTTGTATTGTAGAATTATTAGCTAACACTACCCATGTCGGTCTTCCACTTAGTGTATTATAAGTCAGTGCTGAATAATCTTTAACCCAGAACATATCTCTACCTTGCCAGTTATAGCCGTCACTACTTGTAGCTACCCAAGAAGTTGCACCTGTAGCAGGTGTTGCATCGGCGCCGATGATTTGTCCATCGGTATTTGAAAGAGCAAACCAACTTCCGTTTGCAAATTTTACCTTGTTCCACTTCATTGTTGTAGAACCATCTTCAAGTGGCATATCAGGACCTTGTACCCAAGTTAAACCTAAATCTAAACTATAAACTGTTGCACCGTCTCTGTCAACTGCTACAAATCTATTCTTACCGTATGTTAATCCTACCCAAGCAAATGCGCCTGCTGGAAGAGCTGTGTCAAGTCTTGTCCAGGTAATTGCATCCTCGGAATATGCAACTGCTCGATCATTCCCTGCAATTACAACAAATCTGCCGCCACCGTGTGCAATATTAGTCCATTGACTAGCTGTAGAATCTCCTAATGTATCGTCTGGAATAGTTGCTTGTGTCCATGTTATGCCATCTGTACTAGATATTACTGTATTACTATCTTCGGCACATATAACAAATTTACCTTCTGCAAAAACAACATCACTCCATGCTTCATTAGCCGGTAGTTGTTCAAATGTCCAGTTAATACCATCAGATGATACTCCTACTCTATCGTCATCGTCGGCAATCAAAACAAATTTGCCGTTGCCGTTTGCTAGAGTATGCCAATTTCTAACTCTGTTTAGAAATGTTTCATTCCAGTCTTGTGCATCTGCACTATATACAATAAAGTTAGGTTGTGCAACAGCAACATATATTCCAGATAGAGCTGTACCTGTAGTAACTATACCTTGTATACTATTTGTACTATCGTCTGAATTAGCTGTAACTCTTATTACACAATCGTTAGCCGGTGTTTGGCCGCCTAGTTGACTACCGAGTATTGTAATTTCGTCTCCTATAGCATAACCTGATCCTGGATTAACAATAGTTACTTCGTAATGTTGACCACTGCGTAACACGTCTACAACTGCTCCGGTCGGAATAACTGATGGATCAATTTCTCCGGTACCAAAGCCTAATGTTATTGCGGTATAATTTTGACTAGTTTCACCGTGAATTAAATCTTTAAAAGTTCTTTCATTAGGTAAAGTGCCTGCTTCCCTTTCGAATCCTGGATCACTTACTACAATTCTTGGTTCAATTCTATATACACAGTTGTTAGAAAGAGCAGGTTCAATTGCTGTTCCTGGAACAATATGATCCCAGCCGGGTTCTCCAGTACTTTCTTTTCTTACTGTTGCAACTTTTGTGTTTGCTACATAATCGTCAACAATAGCATATTGTCCAGTTCCGTCGCCACTTACAATAAGTATTCTCATACCGTTATATGTATCATCTTGATTGTTATCTGATTGAGCAAGTGTGATTTGTGTAGTGTTTCCTGCTTGAGCATTGTTACCATAGACACTATAACCACTACCGCCTGCAAGTCCTGAACCTTCATTTAGTAGTCGAGATTGGAATATGCTTCCATCTGTAATTTGGTCAAATACTACATCAATACCGCCGCCGGCACCAACTACATCTGCTGTAGCTGTTGTATAATTTTGTCCACAATGTACATATTCAAATAGGAACACTTCGTCTTGAAATTCACCTGCATATACATTATTAACTATTGCGTCATTATTAGTATTATCAACACTTGTGCTTATAGGTGTTTCATTTGGATCAATACCTATTGAAACTGAACCAAATACTCCATATGAGTTATTACCGTTGGTTGCACGTATAATGCCGCCATCTTCTGCTAGATATCCGATAGCTGCGTAATAGGTAAACACTGAAACAAGTTCTGCTCTTGCACCATTAGTTACCCAGGCACCTATACCATCACTAATGACCTGTGTAAAATCGTTTGAAACAAATGATCTATTACCGCCGTTGTGTAGATTGCCATCAACTTTTTGGCCGATAGCAAATGTACCAAGAGTAGTAACGCCTTGTATATATGGCGATCTATTATTAATCCAAACTGATTGATCGTCTGGTCCCCAGCCTGGATCTAATGCACAATATGCTCCTCCAGTAGGACGTTGGTATAATTCAAATACATCAGCTTCATCAGGCGTTCCAACTATACCGTCAACTGTCATTTGTCTTATCCCAGTTGTATCTCTTAAATAGAACATATCAGGACCATTTGTACTACCGTTATATCTATTATAATAAACTTCAGCTGCTCTTAGTGTTCTATAATTACCTTCGTATTTTAGATCGTAAAGTACAGAATCTATTAAAACAAGTATATCTCTTTTAACTTTGTCCATATCATATGAGGCTGCATTTGTTTGTCTATATGCAAGTAATTCTGCTTGTAGCCATGCCTTATTTTGTTCAATAATATTAATTGCTGCTTCTCTATCAGCATCTAATGTAGGACCATTACTACCCGTGATTGTCGGCGCTGCAACACCTGTATCATTTATATAAAATTCTAAATAATCTACAAAGTTAGTTAATAGTGCAACTGCTGCGGTTGCAACTTCTGATGTTGATGGAGCAAAATCAGTCGATAGTACTAGATCATTTCCGACAGTATTTTCAATTTCTGTCAGCGTCAAAAAGTCTTCCATAATTTCTGACCAACGAGTTATATATCCATCTTTAGCAATAGGAAAATCATCAGCATAATCGCTATCAGGACCAGCTGCTTGAATCGTAGTACTTCGTAGTTCGTCTCCCATAATTGTACAACCAGCAGGAACTGTGATAGGTAAAGTTTCATAATACCTTCCAGTACTAACTCTAATTTTTACCGGTGTAAGTGGATCATAATTACTTAATACATATTCAGATGCATATTGTATTGTTCTAAATGGTTTTTCAGATTCTAGACCGTATCCAGTTTGATCTTTTCCGTGCATTGATACATAAACTACATCCGAATCTGAAATCCAATCTCTATAATATAATTCAATATCAGAGTCTACACTTAAAAATTCTTCGTAATTGCCGATTGGCACATTAGTAGGTCCTTTTGTAGAACCGTCTCCAACGTTTCCTCTACTTAGACCATATGTAAGTAGATCACCTTCTTCTTCTAATCCTGCGTCTAACCCAGCTTGAATAAATAATTCCCAGTACTCAAATCCGCTGCCGTTGTCACCTGGAAAATTATTAGCTGCACTTATATGTTGTTCTACACAATTCCATGTACTACCTTTATAAATTACAAGATCGTTTGGATAATATTGTGTTGCAATACCCCAAACATTATTCCATTTTACGCTAGGAATTAATTTTTCCCATATACTCGGATCTAAGAAATCGTTAGTCGATCCGTCAAGTTCTTCAACTTCTGAAACTGCAATGTAAACATCTCCGCCACGTTGAATAACATCGCCTGGTTTATAATTAGCAGTAATACTATAATCGCCTTTAAAGTTATATGAATATGAAAGTAATACCCAGACCGATGATCCTTTATCTTTAAATGGTTTTTGATTTGTATTATTTTGTATAGCATAATATGCATTACCGCTATAAATTACAACATCACCTATTTGATAATATGTAGCAGAATTCCATTCTCCGTCAAAATCAAAACCTGGTAACTCTACTACAAATTTTGTAACATCTATGTCATTTAACCCTGCTGTATGAGATTCAGTACAACGGAATAAGGTGCCACCGCTTCTTACAAGATCATTTTTTCTATAACTTGCGCTGCCAACAAATTCGCCTACATAAGTTGTATTATCTAAAAATACTTCCCAGTCAGCAGCATTATCTTCTAACAAAGTTCCGGCAGCGTGTGCAGTTACACATTTATATGTAATACCATTATATCTTACTAGTGCGCCTGGAACATAATCTGCAGAATTGTCCCATGTACCGACATATGCTTGATGTGATCCTACAGACGTCCAGTTTTCTGATTGAGAACTGAATGCAGTAGCAGTATGATTTGTTGTACACTCCCAAAGTGTACCTTGATAAAATATAACATCGCCTAAGTCGTACGATGTTGCTTGCGACCATGGCCCAACAAATGAGCGTCCGCTTGTCATAACTCTCCATCGTGGATCTGCTAGGGGCGGATCTGATTCTGGTACAATGTAATCTAGATCTTCTCTAAAATCTGTAGATGCTGTATGTCCTACAAGACAAACATAAGATCTACCTTTTACTCGTATAATATCGTCTCTACTATATACCGTGCCAGTGACCCAGTCACCTCGCCATACATACTTAAATCGTTCTAACTTAAACTCTGCCATTTATCTTTTCCTTAGTACTCTGCACCGCCGGACAACTGTCCTACTACTACGCCGTCTAAACCTTCTCCGTATCCCGGACTAGATATTCCTTCTGGAAAATCATAACCTTCCGAAACTCTTAATACAAACTCGCCTGTATCTGGGTCAATAAAATAGGTTAAACTTCTACCTTCCCATTTAAGTTGTGGATATCGAAGATTGTCATAAACAACATTATGTTCTTCGTCAATCCCGTCTAAAAAATCAATTCCTTCTTCAAAATCTGGAAAGTTTTCAACTTCTTCGCCGATATCGTTAATAACAACACTATTGCCTTCAGCAACTGATAATTGATCCGATCTGATCAAGTATAGTTCACCATCGATATTTCTTCTTAGACCATAGAGGTATCTTTTAATAATACCTGCTAAAACGTCTTGTGGTGTATTACCTACATAATGTGTCATTATAATTTCCTTACGTTATTTCAACGTAACTTACAATTACGTCTACTGCGTCATTTAAATTTGCACTAACAAGCAATTTATTTTCAGGAGCAATAATTAATTTTTCGCCCTGTTGTACTGCTCTTAAACTTGTGTTAGCTGGCAAAAGTGTATCTTTTAAATAAAATCCTGTATTACTTGTATCATCTTCAACATATACGCTAATATATACAAAGTCAGTTGTTAAGTTTGTACAACTTAACCCAATAATTGTAAATCTACTTGTAGGTTCTGTTGCCACAATTTCTACTGGCTTTGATCCTACATTTTTGACTACTTTATTTCTAAAAAACGTTGCCATTTATTTCATCCTTATCCGAATATTACTGCCATTGTAATAGCAATATCTTCTGCATCAATTCTCGATATCGAACCAGTTTGCCCTGCAACAGATCCCCAAACTGATCCGTCATAAGCTTCAACTCTTCCGTCGGCTGTATTAAATCGAAGCATACCTACTTCTGTGTATGCAGGATTTGGTCTATCTAAACTTGTACCTACCGGAAGTACAAATCCGTTTGATCCTGCTATTTTAACATAACCATTATTAGTATTTACAAAAGTTGTAACACCGTCTTCTACAACGTTTGTAATTGTATTACTAGAAAATGCAAAATCTTCTAATACTACGCTACCTGTTCCTTGTGCAGAAAACTGTAAATCGACATCTGTATTAATTGTTGTAATAACATTAGTATCGATTTCTATATCATCAACAGTTACTCTGTTAACATCTAATTTTACACTATCAAGTGTTCCTATAATAGTATCTTCTACTATAAATCTAATAATATTATCATTTGCACCTTGTGTTGCTTCAGCAGTAATTCTTGTGTCGCCGTCAACATCTTGTAAGCCATTTAGTTTAATCCAGTCACTACCGTCGTAACCTTCAAATCTTGTTAACTCAGAATTATATCTAATAATACCTGCTTCGGCTGTAGGTCTGCTTGCTATATCACCTGTTGGTAATTTTAACGAACCTGTTGAATTTATTTTAGTATATTCACTGCCAGGTTGTATAATTATATCACTAGCTGTGGAACTAATAGTATAAGAATCAATATTAAAATTATCGATAGTTATAAACCCTGCGCCGTTAGCTCTAAGCTCTAAATTTGCATCTGATGTAGTTGTTCTAATGTAGTTATCTGTAATTAAGATATCATCTACGTATGCACTTTCAACGTATAGATTCTTCCATATTTTATTAGCAAGACCTAAATTAAATGTACTAGTAACTGATGGTTTTATATCTGAAGCAATTCCTGCAACTATTTCTATATTATCTGTAACTTCGTCGCCGATTACAATATTACCACCAATTGTAACGTTTCCGGTAACATCTAAGTCGCCGCTAATATTAACATTATTATTAAGATTAATTTGATCTGATGCTGCTGTAAAATTAACATCTCCTGATAAGCTTTCAAGAGTATTTCCGCTAATTCTTAAATTTCCAGTATCAATTTTATCAGCTAATATTGATGTAGTATTCACACCATCTGTAAATGTAAGACCTGTATCAGTATCAACATTAAAGTTTGCTGCACTAAAAGTAACTTGTCCTGTGTCTTGATTTACGTAAAATAAATCGCCAACTCTAAAGTCACCTCTATGGTCTACAGAATTGTATCTCATTTTTGCATTATTGAGTGCAACTACTTCATTTGCTTGAATTACTGTAGTAGGATCATTTGTAACTTCTTTACCGTTACCGATGTATGCTAAATTTTGTCCGATAGCATAAACAATTACTCCAGGACCATTACCGTATAATCCGTAATTACCATATACACAAGCACTTCCTATCATACGTACTTCTGCGCCGAAATCGCTATAATCAGCTAAAGTAAATTGTGTTGCTACTGCGCCGCCACTAAATCTAATATCTTGCTGTTGAATAGTTTCGTCTGTGAACACAGTTGAACTGTCTTCACCGTTAAATCTCATTAACAGTACAGTGTCTTCTGTTGAATAAAGATTAACAATCGGTGCTGTAAAGTTACTTGTATATTGTGCTACACCTTTTTGGATTCTAAAATCATCAAAGTGAGCATTTGCCGATTCGGTACCATCATGTTTTGCACCTATAGTTAAAGGTTTTGCAACACCGTAATTATTGTTATCAGTATATGTTGACCCTACTTGTGTACCGTCTACAAAAAGTTTTGTATCTGTACCTGATCTAGTAATTGCAATATGATGCCACGTACTTGCTGTTAGAGCACTTGCTCCTGAAATTTTAACTGCACTATCTGTATAGTAAACTATATCACCTGTATTTGTTGTATATACATAAGGAGCAATATCTGCATCGATGCCTGCTCTAAAGTCAAACAATGTTTCATTAGTTGCTGGCAATGCACCATTTGAGTAATACCATGTTTCTATTGTAAAATCGTCTGTTCCAAATCCAAAATCATTTTGTGCTACAATAGTTAAGTAATCACCTGATCCGCCTAAGTCTAAACTTGCACTACCGAATTTTTTAATATCTTGATCTATACTTGCTGCACCGTTACCTGCAACAGTTTTACCTATTCTAGAAGTAGGCGTTTCAAATCCTTCAGACTTTCCAGATATATAAATTTTACCATCTGCATCTACACTCGAAATTGTTCCGGTTGCTAGTACAGTTACACCGTCTGTATCATAATATGTAATAGTTTCTGATGCAGAATACGATCCAGTAAGGTCTGATACTCTAAGTGCTGTTTCGCCAGCACTTTTCTTACCTAGTGTGCCGTCTATTGCATATATGCCTTTATCTGCAAAATATGTAAAACAATTTAACCATTCTACTCTTACACCATTTGTTAGTGTTATTGCATCAACTCCGGGTGTGATAAAAGTTGCACTATGAAAAAGACAACCAGCTTCTTTTGAACTAGCATCCATTACACTACCATCTAGTAAAGCGCCTTTACCTGCATCGCCCTGATTAAATCCTCTTGGATCTTCTGCTGTTGTTACACTACCAGTTGTAATTACACTAACATTTCTTATGTAAGGTGATCTAGTTGTAACAGTTGCAGCAGATGCAAATTTAAATGCATATCCTGGACTATAGAAATTACTTATAGTTAAGTCTTCGATTGTAACTTCACCGGTTAATAAAAATCCATCGTTATTTTGTGTAGCAACTGTAGGTATAATTTTTACAGAACGCATACTGTGACCTTTTACAGTTACTCCTGCAGGAACAGTTAACGGAAATATCTCAGTATATGTTCCTGGCGTAATATGAATTGTATCGCCAGATGATGCTACACTAAGAGCTTGCGTTAAACTAGCATACGGATCTTGCGGATGTGTTCCCGAGTGTATGTCGTCTCCATTTTCAGAAACATAATAAATATTTCCTTGGCGTAAAATAAGATCAATTCCGTCTGCTTCAATAGCAGCACTGTTTACTTCTTCTGCGTAGAAATTTTGTACCCAAATATCGTTCCATCTTTTACCGCCAGAATCAGGATCACTACCTAATGTATATGTGTCAGTTTGTGAAGGAATAATATTACTACTAAGTTCTGAATTAAATTCGATATAATCTGTATCAGCATCGCCAATTGTAATAACACCGTCTGCTGTAATATTACCTGTAGCATAAATGTCACCTTGTACATTCATGTCGCTATGTATTTCAACTCGTCCTGTACCCTGTGGAGCAAGTTCTAAATTAGCATTAGTAGTATTTGTTCTAATTCGATTACCTTCGATGTCAATACTATCAATTGTTAATCTATTTTGATAAACTACGTTGTCTAATGTGCCTAAGGCAAGTGTACTTGTAGTACTTGATATCGTGTTACCTTGTATTCTAACATCGCCTATTTCTGCTAAAGTAGTTACTTCTAGTGTAGGTGTTCTCGAAACACCGTTTACATCTAAATCGTACTGAGGTGTAGCGTTGTTAATACCGATGCGCTGGTTATTAACATCTAAATATAGAAGATCCGTCTCAAAAGCTAGATTTACTCCCTCACGAAGTAAGTTTTGCTTTAAGAGCGGACCACTTATGCGACCTACAGCCATCTCTTTTCCTCAATACGGGGATCCTGTCCCTCCAACCACCTTACATTGCGGGTTGACCACAGTTTGTACCTGCAATACTTGGTCTATAGTGCATTAATATTATTTATCGTTTTTTACAATTAACCTAGTAGAATGCTCCAAAGAGACACTTCTTCACGCATATAATCTTCTGTAACAGGATCCTCTTCAATGCCTGTTGCAGGGATCCATGATACATTATTCCAAACTTCTACACCTTTAATAGAAGGATTGTATCGGAATGCACCTATTTCCGGTCCAGGGCCGCTGTCTTCTGATACAGCAAGGATTAAATCAGTAACTGCAAATGCATTTAATCCTTTTTCATTTGTACCATTTTGAGAAATTCTAAATTTTATATTTGAAAAATCAACTGTCGAATCTTCGATGTTAAATGTAATCTCAAAATCTTTCCATATAACAAATTCTGACCTATTTTCAATTTCCATTATTGAAGTTATTGTAACCATTCCGGCATCATCGGATCCGTCATATGAAAAATCAAAATTTATATCGTCGCCTTCATATAGTCTACTACCATTTGATCCGTCACCTAATATTATTTTGCCTTTAAATCTTGCAGAGGTAAAATTACTTAAATCTAAACTATCAGTCACTACATATCTAGTAGTGTTAGGTAAAATAGACGTATCTTCGTCAAATATATAATAATAGTTATTACCATTAGATGCATATTCTACAAACTGATTTGTGTTTGTAGTAATTTTATATTGTATTTCTAGTTCCCAATTATTTGTCATGCCAGAAACAAGAGTGTTTAGTGAACTAGGAACAGTTACTTCAACATTTATTCCATAATTTCCAGAGCCACCTATTACTACTTGTGTTGGAAAAATGCTTGCTTCTGTTCCTGTGTTAGAGTATGTCCTAGTGTCTTGCGGTACATCTCCAAACACTCCAGATATAGTCCAGTCTGTAGTATTACCGTTATCTTCAAATACACCTATTCTTGTTAGATACGTTGTTGCTGTGTCATCGCTAGGCAATGTTATATCAACATATTCATTTGTATCTTGAAAGTTTCCTCTAAATCTTATTTGCGATAATTCTATATCGATTACATCTGAAATATCATCTATACCAAAATCAATAAAATAGTTTTGTGATCCTGTACTAGTTGATCCTACTATCTGAGTATTAGTTACTGTTGTGGTGCCATTGCCAGTAGCAGTAGTTGTTGCTTGTGCAATTCTTACTCCGTTGTCAGATTCCCATAATGAACTTGCACTAATATCAGTCCCGGTAGATAAAGTATTAACATTATCTGTTATTACTGTGCCAGCTAGTCCTATAATTGCAGCTAAAGTGCCTCCTGCTTTTACATAACCATTTTCACCGCTTATAATTTCAAATGCACCAGCTGAAGGATTTGTCCAGGTCGTATTTCTAAAATATTCTTGATTATTAAGTGTTACTGTTCCTGTACCTTTTCTTCTAATCCAAAGATCAGCATCTGACTCAGAACTTGTAATTTCATTATTATTAATTAAAACACTATCACTTTGTAATCCGTGTAGCGTAATACCTTCGTTGTTTATTTCTCCAACTTTTATAGCATTTACGTTAATATCAATATAATTGTTTGTATCATTAGCAATTATACTAGTTCGTCTATCATCTGAATAAATGCCATCAAACGAAATTCTACCGTCGCCAAACCCTTCAAAAATATTATCTTCAGAACTAAATCTTAAAATTCCTACATCTTCAATTATTTCATCGTTTGTACCTACTGGTAGTCTTAATCCTTCCCCTTCAACAATTAAATTATTACTTGTAGTAAATTCAATATTTGTTGCATCAGTTGTTGTAATTGTATTTTCTCTAAATCTAATTCCTTCAATTTCAACATAGCCTGCGCCATTTGATTGTAAATTTAGATTAGCATCAGAAACAGTAGTTGTAATTGTAGTATCAAATATTTGTATATCGTCAATTACTATATTATCAGCATATACATCATTCCAAACTTTTGAATTACTACCTAAACTATGTGTTCTATCTTGATCGGGATAAAAATCTTGTTCTATGTTTACATTAAGATCTACAGTATCATCAGGATCATTACCTAGTCTAATCAACTCTCCTGAAATTGAAAGATCTCCTACAATATCTGTATTTTTATCAAATAATACATTTGAATTAAAGTTTGTAGTATTTGTTGCGCTATCAATATTTAGATCACTTATTAGAGAATACATTGTTTCTCCTTCAAATCTAATATTTCCAGTTTCTACAAAAGATGTATTAAGTGTTGTTTGATCTGTACCGTTTGAGATTATAATTTGAGATAGTCCGTCTAGTGTAACATCCTCTGCATCAATACTTAATAATCCAGATTCTAAATCTACAAAAAATTCATTACCGACTTTAAATTTACCCTTTTCGTCAGTGTTAGTTACATATATTTTTCCGCCATTAAGATCATCCCACTGTTGTTCTTCAATAACATCGTTTGGATCATTGTCTACTTTGTATTGGGTTCCTATATAAGCAAAATTATGCTGTATTAAGTACATTATACAATCAGAGCCGTCTGCTATCGCACCGTAATTACCATAGACGTTTGCCGAACCTATCGAACGTAATTCTACACCGTAGTTTACTGTTGATCCGTCTGGGCTAACGTGTCCTGTTACACCGTTACTTGCATAAAATCCTCTATCAGCAAAATATGTAAACGAGTTTAACCATTCTACTCTAACACCGTTAGTCATTGTTAACGCATCAACACCAGGTGTGATAAAAGTTGCACTATGGAATAACATACTAGCAGTTGGACTTGATGCATTTAAGACTGATCCGTCGATTACAGCACCTTTACCAGCATCTCCGCTTTCAAAAAATCTTGGATCAGGATGTACTTCTTCAAAAAATTCTGCGTAAGTATTTTTGTCGCTCATATATAAAGCGTTTAATGCAGGTATAAATTCATCGTATATCCACGTACCGGGACCATAAGTTTGAGTTCCGTTATGAATATTATATGCTATTACAGCGTCAGCTGTCGTAATTTCAGCACCAAAATCTGCATAATACGGCAGATATGGATTACTCCTGGTATTATTAAGGTCGCCATATAAGTATCCTGATGGACTTTGGGTTGTTAAAAAGGGTTCTAATGGTCCATTAACAGCATCATTAAAAAATGCACTAAGGCGTTGGATGTAAGTACCGACAGCCTGCCAATTTATAGGAGGTGCATATTCTGTACCTTTGGTTATAACTGTTACGTTTCTAACGTAAGGCGAACGGGTACTAATTATAGCATTATTTGCAAAACTAAATGCTGAGCCTGTATAAAAATCTTTTACTGTTAGGTCTTCTACAGTAGAGTTATCATTTAATTTAAATACATCTTGATTTTCATATCCGGCAGCAGGTTTTATAATTGTGTTTCTAATTTCTTCACCTTTAACTGTAACATTATCAGGAACTATCAAAGGTAGTTCCTCTTCATATTCGCCTGCAAATATATGTACTGTTACAGTTCCTTCGCCGCTTGCATCAGCTGCTTCTAATGCACGTCTTACTGTTCTAAATGGCCCTTGTACATGATCGCCTACATTTGTATCGTCGCCGTTTTGCGAAACATAAAACATATTCCCAACTCTAGAATTGATAGTAACAAATCCTGAAATAACTTCGCCTGCTTCTACTGCTGCGCCGTTTAGTAAATTTGAATGTATTTCACCTAATCTTCTATCACTACTACCTAAGTTGTATGTATCTGTAATGTCTGGAATAATATTACTTTGTACTTGCGTATCAAAACTAATTTCATCAGGAGTCTCAGGACCAGTCCCAAATATTAAATCTCCGCCCATTGAAATGTTGCCTGTAGCATTCATACTACCGTATATGTCAACATTATTTAAAAATTCAACTGTGCCTGTTCCGCTTGGAATTAAATCTAAATTAGCATCACTATTATAAGTTGTAATTTTTTCATTATCTATGAGTATGTCAGAAGTTGCTAATGCACTCAACTGTATATTAGGATCTGCTCCATCAACAGGAGTTGCTGTAAGATACAGTATGTCTGTGTCTACACCAACTGTATTATTTTGTGCTGTAAATAATGGAAAAACTTCCATAATATCTGAATTTAAATTTTCTGATCTAAATTTTGTCTTTACAGTTAAATCTTTACTAGGATTTTCTAAGTCTATACCTATTCGCCCAGTAACTGGATCAAGATGTAACAGCGCAGTGTTAGATGCAGTGTTTTTAAAATTTAAATTTGGCTTGCCAGCGCCGCCTTGATATAACTCAAGGTTGTCTTGTAATACGCCGCCGCCTATACGTCCAGTTTGTGGTTCAGGCATTTTTTACTCCTTTGACATATGTATTTATTTGTCAAAGTTATGTAATACAGTTACAGGTTTACCTAAAGGTGGTGCAGATCCAAATCTTATATACCATCCTTCTGCTTTACCACTAGGATTTTGTTTTAATGTATAGTTTGTCGTTGGTAACTGATAAACATTTTCAACAAATACTAATATATTTTGTGCAGCGGCAGGAATAGGATAATCACTATCTTGACTATCAAGAGGACCGAAGTCAACTTCACTTGCATCGCCTACGCCTAAACTTTGTACTATGATACCTGGATCTTGATTTGGTTCTTTGAACCGTATTTCTCTCCAAGCACCATTTTGATAAGCTTCTAATTGCTCGTCATCTGTGTTATATCTTACATAACCATTTTCTGGATAGAAAGGTCTTTGAGATTCTTCACCTTTTGGAACTAACAACCCCTTTTTACTATCCATAATAACTTGATCGTTTTCATCGTATCTTACGCCCGGACCAGTTATACTTCTTAAATTTGTTGTTTGTCTTTTAATTAATCTCATTATACTTCCAACCAACTTACTGTAGCACTTAAATTTGTCGGACTATCTCCAACAATTACAATTCTATCTCCTGATTCTAAAACAATTTTTTCGCTATCGAATGTAAATGTTTCTCCTGAAGGCATTTGTAGTGAATTTACAACTTTATTAATATCACCTTTAGCTTCGTTACGTTTTACTATGTGCATATCAAAGTTTGTTGTTCCAGCTTCTTCGTGTACAATATTCGGTACTTCATTATTACATACTAAAATGTTAGTTACTGCATATCTTCTTGCCGGAGGATCTAATGGGTCTAATGGATCCCATGTTCCTATTGCCTTATAAGGATCTGGAACTTGTACTAAATCTTGATCTGTTGTTGTTATTAATAAATTGCGTATAGGCATTTATATCTCCAAATAACTTATTACAACTGCTAAAGTTGTGTTGCCAGGATTAGTAATATCATCTGGTGTTCCTATTCCTACAATAGAATCACTACTTTCAATAATTATTTTTTCACTATCAAACGTAAAAGTTTCGCCTGCACGTAAACTCATTTGATTTATAATTCTGTTAATATCACCTCTAGACTGACCATTAGGTATTAAGTGTAAATCAAAAGTTGCTAAACCTTCTTGATCGTCTGACGGATTAGGAACATATGTATTACATACAATTATTGTTGTAATTGCATATTGCTTTGCAGCTGGCACTGTAAGCAACGCTGTTTCTGTTATTCCTATAAATTTGTGTTCTATAGCCATAAAAATTCCTAAAATATCATACTGTAAATCATTGATTTATTGTTACTTACTATTTCGTCACGTCTATCAAAACTATTTACAAAATATAATCCTGTGTCGCCAAATTGTGGAACGTTTGTATATAACTTTAATCCTGCAGAACTATCATCCGGAGCACTCGGTTCTAATAATCCATCGTCGTCGCCCGGTGTTGCATTTATTTGTAATACATCGTTAATTCTTACTGTACCTGTTCCAGGCGCTGAAAGAGTAAGATCGCTATTACTAACAGTTGATTCTATTTTAGTATCTAAAATTCGTATTCCTTGAATTTCAGCTCTATTTTCATAAAATTCACTTACAACAACATCGTCAATACCTATTTGTACAAGACTCGGATTTCCAGTATCTTCTCTGTCAATAGTTTCAACAAATGTTTTTGTTATTGTACCTTCTTCAATTCTATCTTGGAACACCCCTGCAAAATAAGAATTAACATAATCAACAATTGATTTAGTATTCGGTATGTTATCTGGATCGATAACACCGTCAGAATTAGAACCACCTGTTAAATCAACTGTACCTGTTGCGATATCACTATATGTAAAAACATTATTTTCATAATCGGTAGTACCTGTGACAGTAATTACACCAGTACCGTTGCTTATTAAATATAAGTCACTTCCGCCTGTATTAATATGATTTGTTTGTAGTCCTTTAAGTGTTCCACTACCTCCGTCGGCAATATAAAGCCTAAATGCACCATCAGTTCCTCCTGGAACTACATTTGCAATATTTTCATCAAATACAAAAAATGTATCTGCATTTGTTCCTCTATCTATTCTAATACCTGCAGAATCAAGTGTAATACCTGCGCCAGTCTCTCCGCTATTTACAATAATTATATTGTCTTTTACAGTCATATTTTCAGACTGTACAGTAGTTGCGTTACCTTGTACAATAAGGTCGCCTGTTACTCTTACAACACCATTTTCATTACCAGTGTTTAATACAATAACACCACCTTCTTGTGTTTCTATAGTATAGTCACCATATGGTATTTTTAGAAATTTTGACATTATATTGTCCTAAGTAAAATAATATTTTCAGTTGAATCGTGTTCTAGATCCCACTTATAATTGATATTCTTAAAATCAATCATTGTATCATTCATAATTTTTTTTATAAAAACAAAGCTACATATTTTTAAACAAAGTGCCCTTATCGACATTTCATTTTCTTTTAATTCTTCAGTTGTTTTTTCGACCAACCTACATATACCAATGTTTCCATTATCGTCTGCAACCTCAAATGTATTTTCAGAAAGTTGTGCTAAGACTTCACCGTGTGGTGTTGCCTTAGCACTTCCAATCTTTACTGAAACTACTAAGTTTTTTAGATTTTCTAAGAAATCCCAAAAAACATTTATCGGTCGTCCCATTTAGCTAGTCCTTATGCGTCTTCTGTGAAGTCGTCGTCATCAACACCAACTAATGTGTTGTCGTCACCAGCTTCTTCAACTTGTGCTGCGCCATCTACTATAGATGTACTAAAGTTCCATGCTACACTTACACCGTCATATGCGTTTGTGCCTGTTGCAGTTGGTGCTGATAATGTTGCTTTACGTCCAGAAATTTTACTTACTGTGTATGTTTCTTCATCATCCATTTTGAATGAAATAGCCATTTCGCCTTCTGCTAATGCTGCTGGTAGTTTACCAGTTGTTAGCGTACAAGTAAATAAGCCTGGTGTTTCAATTTCTTCACATACAAATTTCTTTGATGCTTTTTGCTTTACAATGTAACCTTCTTTAACTGCTGTGCCGTTATGAAAATTTACTTTAATTTCGTTGCCGCCTGCTGTAGGTCCTACGCCTGCTACACCGAATAATCTTTTGTTTAGTGGTCTTCCCATTTTTTTTCTCCTATAAAAAGTAGTCCTATGCCCGTTCTATGAGCTACGCTGCGGGTACAGCATAAGTCCGCCTTGCGGCACACTATCTGACATATGTATTTATCAAATAAGAAAAAAGCTCGACACAGTTAAGTATCGAGCTTTTAATAATAAGGGTGATAGGTTGGACTTTGAGAATACCAACAACCTCCTAGTAGCTCTCGCTATATTCGGAGGAGCCTAGCATCGGATAGTTACTTCCAAAAACATATCTTTGTATCTCTACACTCATATGTTGCCACTACAGCTACTAGCCAAGTTGTGTCACTACGCAACACCGTTCCTTGCACTATCTAATCTAAACCGTCGTCTAGCTTATGTATTTAATATAACATCATTACAAACAATGTCAACCACTTTTTTTAAAAAAGTCATAAAAAAAGGCCCCGTAGGGCCTTTTTTCGTTATTATAAAAATAATATTAGCTAAAGCTTACATTACCATTAGTAATTGCAACGTTAGCTAAGTAATCAGCTGCGTTACCAAGCGATGATGCTGTGTTGTTTAACTCAACATATCCGTAACGTGTCATGAATGACACTGTTGGTTCGAATGATGTTGGGTCAAGCACAACGCCTGAGCTCATTAGTGGGATGTATGGGCAATAGAATGCTGCTGCATCTGATTCACTTGAACCTTTGTAGCCAACTAGTACTGCTGTACCGTCACCTGCATATGTGTCTACATAGACACGCATTGCGTTATTTAATGTACCAACCATTTTAGTGTTAGTTGGTGCTTCAAATGTACCCTCTGTTGTACGTGCAAATGCGCTTGTAGTAGCACTTTGTAGAATTGTTAGCGCAAATGGGCTAACGACTGCAAAGTTACCTGCGCCTCTGCGTGTACGCTGAGCGATTAGGTTTGATGCACGGTTGATTTGTACTGCAAGTGCTGCATGCTCGTCACCAACAAATGTTGCTGTACCAGACACGCCCGCTTGGTCGTATGTTTCAACTGCTGCACCACTTAGTGTGCGTAAAGAAGCTAATACTTCTTGATCGATTTCAGCAGTAATCTCTTGTGCTAGAGCAGCCATAATTTCTGCTTCAACATCAATACCATGTTGGGACTGAGCATCTTGAGCTGATTCAAACGTCCAACGAGCACTCAACTTACGAGTTTTCGCTTCAACAGTTTGCTTCAAGATCTGAATGCTTAGTTGATTACCAGCTGCACCTTCAAGAGCTGCTGTACTGTTTGCTGCACCAGGGTTTGCTTCATCACCTGAATATGATGTTGCAATTTTGAATGGGCTTAGAGCCTCTTCACCTGCTGTTGCACCGTTGGCGCCCGCATTCACAGTGTCGCTATAACGAACACGTAGAGTGTGGATTTGACCAACTGGACCAGTCATAGGCTGAACACCTACGATTTCATTAGCAATGACTGTTGGCATTACACGTCTGATCACTGGTAGGATCACACGATTTAGAGTTGCTACGTTACCGGCAGAAGTAGCGCCTGCAGTGGCTGTCTCTGACAAATACTTACGTGTATTTTCCAAAGTTGCGGCCATTACAGATTTCTTGTTGCCATTTAGGCCTTCAAGAAGTGCTGTCTTCGTATCCTGCCAGCGACTTTCTAGTAGTTCTGACATTTCAATCTCCTTAATTCAATCCAGCAAGACGACGAATGTCTAATACATTACTATCATCTTCTGTACTACTGTTTGTTTGCGAAACCATTTCGCGGTTGCCTGTTACTTTTGTGCCTTCTGTAATTACTGCCTTACGCTTTGCTGGAGTATTTCCGTCAATAACTGATGGTAAGTACTTGTCAAAAGATTTTTGAAGTCTTTCGGTTTGTACTGATTCCAGTAAGTCTGTCATAATTTCTTTTTGATCCTTTGATAAAGGAGCAATTAAGTCATTAATTGTCTTCTCACGTTTTGCTGATTCAATTAAGCGTGATTTCTCTTTGTTAACTGATTCTGCGAGAGTTTTTGCTTTCGTAGCAAATGCCTTAGCTTCTGACAGTTGTTGATCTTTAACATCAATAACTTTTAGAAGTTTAGTTGTTTCTGATTTTTCATTTAAGTGAGAAACCATATATTCATTTGCAAATGCTTCAAAAATCTTACGACCGAAGTCGTTGCTACGTGCTGCATCGATATCTTCTTTCAGTGCTGAAATCTCTTTTTTGAGACCTTTTGCAACTGTTTCTGATACTGCTGTAGCACTTCTTTCGATAAAGTCTTTTTTGACTTTAGCAAAGTGCGTTTTAGCTTCACGTACTAAACGTACTTTTGTTTCAGCTAAATCTTTTTTATCCTCATGGAACTCTGCTATCTCTGTAGATAGAGCTTCTACAACAAACTCTTCTAGCTTGGCATATGATTCTGCCATTGCTTTCTTGTCTGCTCGTAGTTCTTGAATTTCTTTTTGTAACTGTTCAGCTACAAAGCCTTTTAGTAGATTTGCATTTTCACGTTGTGCAACGGCAAACTTAGCTTTTGCTTCAGCTAGCTGCGCACGATCTTGTGTAAATTCTGCAATTTCTTCTGTTAGGCGCTCAGAAAGCATGGCATCAATGGCTTCAACCATTGTTGCTTTATCATGCTCGTATTTACTAGCAAATTCTTCACGTAACTCAGCAGTTGCCTGCATTTTGTTTTCGTGAATCTTGCCTTCCCAAGCTTCTTCAATCTGTGCTCTGATCTCGTCCGATACAACATCGTTTTCAAAGAGTGTTTTCAGTGCATCTATCATTACTTTCTCCTGTTCACTGGAGTTTGTTGATTATATTAATCAACGATTCCTTAAGATACTTTTGTGCCTTAGTGTCATGTTTTGTTGCCTGTGCTAATTCATATGCCTTCATTCCCCCACGTGCATTCATCAAATGTTCATAAATTGGTGTAGGATATGCACCGGGGGCGCTGGGCTGAGCCACAACGTCCACAGTGATTATTTCAAAATCAGAAACGGTATTACTGCCGTCTTCTGAAACATTACCACTACCTCTTGATGAAACACCTAGTTTAACGCCGCTTTCTAGCATTGTTTTAACTAGTTGTCCCATAGGGGTTGGTAGTAGCTTTAGTTTGCCGTAACCGTTATCGCCATCCATCCAACATTCAGTTATCATATGGCTAACACGGTCAATGTTAATATTAAGACCTTCTGGATGATCAACTTCACCGAGAACACTATATCCTCCAGTTATCTGATCATTGAGAGTTTTGACAGCCCTGCCTATTTCATTTACAGGATACACTCGCTGATTAGCGTTGCGAACACCACCTTGGATCATAATACCTTTTAAATAAAGGTCTTTTCCTTCGTTGGCATTCTCAAGCACTACGTTAGCTTGGTCGAATGTCAAATGCTCTTGTAAGTTTCTCATCTAGATTTCCTTACGGTTATTTGCCTACAACAGATTTTTTGTTGTCAGCAGTCTCAGGCTTGCCCTTTTTCTCAGCGCCGTGGCCTGGTTGCGACTTCATTGATTTTGAAGCCTTACCGCCTGGAACATTTACATTCCCTGCGTTATCTTCTTTTTCAGCTGGGTTAGCTAATCCACCGGATGTACCGCTTTCGTCAGCTGTTTCACCTTGTACAAGGTTTCCTGCTGTGCCGCCCATATCGTTTTTACCTGCTACTGCTGACTTAGTGTTTGCACCGTTGTCACCCATTGTAGCTGATACTTTTTCTACATACTCACGCATTTGTTCGCCTGCTGACTTTTCGCCTTCTTCGACTTCTTCGTCTGCTGCTTCTTCAACTTCTTCGTCAGTTGTTTCTTCAACTTCTTCGTCTGTTGCTTCAAATGCAAATGCTTCTTCTGGCTCTTCTTCGCCTTCGTCGTCGTCCATGTCGTCCATGTCGTCGCCTTCGTCATCGCCAGCCATCATTTTTTCAAATTCTGCTTTTAGGTCGTCTAGTGCGTCTTCTAGGTCTTCAACACGATCTTCAACATCGCCTTCGCCTTCTTCGTCGCCTTCGTCGTCGCCATCTTCGATGTCACCCATCATGTCGTCTGCTGCATCGCCACCCATATCCATTGGATCTGCTTCTACTTCAAACTCGTCTAGGTCAAAACCTTCTTCAACTTCTTCATCTGACTCATCTACTTCTTCGTCAGTTGCTTCATCTAGGTCTTCATCTGATTCATCTACTTCTTCATCAGTTGCTTCTTCAACTTCGTCATCTGACTCGTCTACTTCTGCTTCATCTTCGAGTAGTGATTCATATATATCTCTTGATTTTTCTACCACAATCTCGTGGAATAATGCTTCTGCACCATCTTTATCTTCGTTGATAAGAAGGTCGAGCATTTCTTCGAATTTATTACGATCTGCCATATCTATCTCCTATAAATTTTATCACACTTAACCAGTGTGGGGCTGTCATAATGTATTTACTTAATAGATATAAAAGTGCGCAGAAATAGGCTCAAAACAGGCCATTTATTCACGAATTAGTAGTTTCTTCAATAATTTCTATAAAACTCTTAACATTTATGTGTTTTAAATTCTTAAATTTAGCTAAATCTTTTGGTATATACGAGTCATCTTCAATAACTCTTACATAATTTATTTTTGGGTTTGTTTGTATAACGCTTGATGTTTGACGCATCCAGTTTCCAAAGAAGGTTGCACTATCGGTAGATTTTTTATAATTTGCAGTGTTTGAATATACATTATTAAAATGTTTGCCATCATTTAATCCTCTATAATCAAATCCTAAAATATAAATTGTTTCATACTTGTGTTCTGAAGCTAACCATAATGCAGTAGGACCACTACTCCAACCTTTACTCGGATTAAAATAATTAAAATGTTTAAATTTTACATATGACCTGTTTGGATTTGTCCAAACTTCATTTTTCTTTTGATATCCTGATTTATTAATTTCTAATATCATTTTAGTATCAACAGCAACTAAGTAATCAGGTTTATAATGTCTATAAAGAGCATTACATCCGTAAACTCTTCCCATCTGTTGCAAAGGTGACAATGGAATATTAGCTCTGCTAGTACCGTTACCTAATACAAAGGCAATTTTACCTTTGCTTTCTTCTTTTTTATATTTGTTTTGATTTTCTAAATTGTCGCTTATTGTATTAACTTGAACTTGTTTTTTTGCAGCTTCGCGATTTTCTCTTTCTTGCTGCTTTGTCTTTTTTCTTTGTTCTTTGATAACTTTCCACTGAGACTTTGTGTATTGAGACTTATCTAGTTTTACCATTATTAAACACCTGCTTCAGCATTAGATTGTATGCCATACATTTGTCTAACAAATACTAGTTCCTTCTCCTGTTCTTCTTTGTGAAATTCACTAGCTTTTCTTATTTTATTAATTTGGCTTAATGTCAATCTCGTTTTTCTTGTATCGTCATAATCTACTGGAGATTCATCAGATGCAGGATCGTAAGTAGTGTCGTCTACTGTCTCTAAAGTTTCTTTGTCAAAATAAAATAATTCACGTAGTATCATGTTAGTATTTATACAGTTTGGCTAGTTGTTGTTGTTTCTGATCCTTGACTATCAGTTGCACTAGAAGGACCATCTTCTGCTCCGCCTTCGATAGGAGTAACATCTCCTTCTAGTTCATCTTCTGCGCCAGTTAAATCGTCAGATATGCCTGCACCTGTAATTCCTTCGCTTCTAAGTTCTCCGCTAGCATCAGTTCCATCTGCTGGCATTATGTCTTCATTTTCTTGTCGCCACAAGCGTTCATTTTCTGCAACTTCTTCATCAGTCATTCCTAAGAACCTTTTTAGTGCAAATCTATTTGAAATATAAGGGATAGCACTCATTTGTGTGTATGTTGGTACACGAGCATTATCAATTTCACTTTGACGATATGCAGCAAAGTTTTGTGGCGGTTGGAATCTAATATCAAACATTGATGTATCAATGTTTACACCTTTTTCAAGTAAGTAGCGTTTAAACTCTGTGTTAAATTCTTCAATCACTAAGTTTTGTAAACGTTCACAGTAAGTATTAAATCTTAATTCTTGAATATATGCTGTACCCACTCTACCGTCATTATATTGGGCGGCACTGTCGTCAGCACCAGTTGGTAGGTAACTACTAGGTATACGCAAACCTCTAACCAATTTATTTGTGAAATATCTAAGGTCATCAATCTCTCCTAAGTTAGTACCGCCTGGTAGTGTTTCAACTTTTGATCCACGGCCTTCAGCAGTTTGTGGGAAAAAGTAATCTTCGTTAATTGACAGAGGATTATATGAACTGTCTATGACATTTGATCCACCTCCTGTCGACGATGGGATACGTCTTTGATGTATTTCCGTTTTAACACGTTCCACAAATTGCATAGCAAGGTGTGATGGCATGTTGCCCACATCAACGTAGAATACTCTGCGCTCTGGCGCACGTTGTACTCGATAGATAATAATTGCATCTTCGAGTAATTCTTTTTGTTTGTATACTTTAAAAATAGTTTCAAGTAAACTATTACCAAAAGGAAAGTTGTTGTCTAAGCCTTCTGATAAACTTAAATGAATAACATGTTCAGCATCAACAGTAATTTCGTTTTCTTCTCTATGAAATCTGCTACCACTGGTCGATGTTTGAGGTTGTCCTACCATACCCCTTGCGCCGCCGGAAGGTTGATACTGAGGATTACTGCTAGTAATATTACTTCCTGTTTGATAAGGAGATGTCATTACATTATCTTTAAAATTAATATTAAAGTTTTTAATTACATATTGCTCAGGACTTTTGCCTTGAGATTCATTTACAATAATACTCGATACGTTTGCAGGATCTACATGAAACCATTTTTTAGTTTCTGGATCTCTTACAAAAAATTGATCTCCATACTTGAATACATTTCTTAGCACTCTAAACATTTTTGTATCAAAAGAATTTAGTCTACACCATTGCTGTAGATATTTTTGTATAATTGTAGTTTCTGAATTTGTAGCTTGTTGTTTAAAGTCAATTTTAAAATGTGTATCATTTGACTTGTGTTTCTGTGTACAAAATTCAGCAAGGATATCTAATGCAGCATTTACTTCTGAATCTAAATCCATTGTATTATACTGACCGTAACGTTCAACACGATTCGGTGATCCAACATATACATCAGGTAAGTACGAACTATAATTAGTCCTAGCCGGACCTGCCTGAGAATTCGTATTCTTTGAACTCAAAGGAGAATATGTACCAGAAGGATTATCTCCTGTCGGTACCGGTGTAAAATATTTTTTCCAACTCATTTAATTCTCCGTTATCTTAAAACTGTGCCTCTAATAGTATTAGAGCCTATACCTCTTATACTTCTCGACATATCTTTTTCAACTGTGTATGTTTTTTCAAGAACACTTAAAACGTGTCTCATAGTATTATTTAATTCCTGTATTGAACCACTTGATGCACTATTATAACTGCTATTCATTGCATTGTCAAGTACTTTTCCTTCAGGACTATTTTTAGGAACAACTGCTTCGTTGCCGTGAAGTACTGAAAGTGTGCCTCTACCAAAATCTTTAAATCCTCCAGTGCCATTAGCATAACTGTTATTTACTAGTGCGTTATACACTTTGTTTACAAGTTCTGTTTCCTGTTCAGTAAGTCCGCCTTCACTAGTACGTCTTTTTTCAAGTTCATTTATTGCTTGTCTTGTAACAATCGACGGATCCATCGGAAGGTTTATGGGTGTTCCGTATCCTGTTTCTTTGTACGTTGTACTTGTACCAGTTGCATCAACTAAATCTTTATATAGTTGAGATCCAGCATCAAGTCCGCCACCGATATCAGATAAATTAAAGACTCCTTCGCCTGTTAAGTCTTTTAGTTGTCCTTCAGCAGTTCCAGTATCTATACCAAATACTATTTTATTAAACGCTCTTGAAAACTGACTAGCCATCATATCAAACAACTTATCCATTATAGGCTTTAATGTTGCAGAAATATCTGCCCAGAGATCGTCTATAGCTTTTTTAGGATCTGTCTCAAAATCAGTAAAGAATTTTTGTAATCTGAGATTAAGTTTTTGCATTTGT